TTGCCTCCTTTACTGCTAGAAGTAATACGCTTTTTAATTGATTCGCGCAGTCCTGGTTTTGTATATTTGGAATCGTCTTGTGCCATTAGCTTACAAATTTATTTTGGAATCCCATTGGGGGTACAAAAGCTTGTCGCATTGGTACCGGAGTCATGCCACCGCCACCTGGTCCATACGGTCCATATCCCATTCCAGGATAATTTCTAATAGGTGTATTAGGACCTTGTGCTGGTTGTTGGTCTCTTCCTACAGCAGCTAAAGGTAAGGGAATAAACGGTTCATTTTCTTCTGGAATACTTTCACCAGGAAGATAAGGACCGCGTCTATAAGGAGTTTGCCCTCCTGGAATTTCAAAGCTAGGTGTAGCAGTTCTATAAAGAAAATTTTGAATATTACCAGGAGCACCTGGAACATTTAAGCCTCCGCTATAACGAGGAGTACGGTAAAAAGGATTTTCGAAATCTGGTAACTCTGGCATACGAGGATTACCATATATATCTGTAGGATAAGCCTGCCGATCCGTTAACATCCCACGTCCAGGATAGTAAGTTCTAGGTATTTCATCCATTACTATTGGTGGGCCTTGTGGTTCTGGCATAAACATTAGATACCTCGGGTTGAAACGTTACTAAAACCTGCTCCTTTACTACCAGGTCCTAAGAAAGATGCTGGCGCTGTATTTCTAGGAGATCGCGGTGACCTAATATCACCTTCTGAGGTATACATAAACTCCTCGTCAAATTTCTTTTTTCCTTTTGGAGGAATTTGACTCATATATTTATAAGCTAATTCCATGGCTTAAAAACTTTTTAATTATTCTAGCTGTTCATAACCCGATTCACCGTTAAGACGTTTAATAATAATTCCGTCTCCTTTAATGTTCCAAGTAAGAAGTGTATCAACTTCCCAGCCTAGTGTTTCAATTAAGTCTTCAGGCAAAGTTACAAAAAGCTCACCGTCTTCATGTTCTTCAAGCTCTATAAAATAACTCATTTGGAAAGGATCTTTTCCACAAGTTTATCAAGCTTAGTGTTAATTTCACTAAATTCATCATTCATTCTTTCCATCTCTCTTATGTAATCTTGTTTTAAAACATATTCAAGAGGTAAGCGGTCAATGCGATCTTCTAGTGTACGCATTCGACCAAAGACTTTTCCAACAAACCAGCCTCCACCAGAGACTACCGCGATACCTAAAGCTACAAGTTGTTCCATTAGTAATCCAGTTGAAGTTTTCCTTTGCGTGTTAACCCTGTAACAAGCCAAACCAGAGCATCTACACAATCGTCATGAGAACTAACACCAAAATTAGTAAGCTCTTCAAACATTGTTGTAAAGTTTCTGTATCTGTTAAAGACTATTTTACGGTCTTCAAACATTCCCATGATGCCTCTAAAGCGTGCCAGTTTATCTGCACGAAAACCTTTAACGGGATGCCAAATTAAATTATAAAGCCCTTCATTATTTAAACATATTCGTTTAAAGTCAGCTTCTAAAGAAGCCTGATACTGCACTGCTTCTGACCAAATATCACAAGTTGAGTATGTTGGAAAATATAAACCATCATCTTGTCTACCAATAACAGACCAATCATTTAAAAGCTCTTTTAATGCATCTAATTTTTCTAAATTACCCATAACACGTAGTCTTCTGTAATCAATAATATGGATTTTGTCTCCAATTCTTCCTCCCAAGATCATGACTGTATAGTCATTTTTTTCTTTGGTACCGGCTGAAAGGTCGACCCCTATTCCAAGCGTGTCAAATTCTGTAGCAATTTCAGCTTTCACCAACAGCTCTGGTGCCAATGAAAGTTCGTTTTGCCTGACAATTTGATTCATGTATTGAAAAGAAAACGCAATAGGTGCTTGTCGTTTCTTTTCCTTCAGGTAATCTAGAGACCACATATCAGGCCAATATGACTCTTCCTCGCCAGTCACCTCGTTATTTAAAATGGCAGACAGAACGAGTTGCATCCAATTGTTTTGCGGACAGAACGTGGTCGAATGAATGTCATCATGACGGAAGCGCGTACCAAGGCAAATTGCACGACCACCTTCAAACATCGTCGGTGCGATCACAGCATTCCAATTGTCTTGCATCATCTTACGGATATCTGGGTTACCAATATCTGAAGCAGATTTTATTGGGTCATCAATTATCACAAGCTGCGAACGTTTGGAAGTCACTGACCCTTTAAGACCGGCAGCACACAATGTAAATTGTTCTTCACCTGTAACATCAATTCCTGCAAACTTGTGATCAATAGACCAGTATTCATTACTGGTTACATTTTTTAATAGCTTTACAGTTGGAAAAACTTCTTGATATTTTTTTGATTCAATAATTCTTTTAATCGTTGCAGACTTAGAACGTGCAATATCAACCGTATAACTAAGATATAAAATCTGCAAAGGTTTTTTTGCTTGTGTATGAATGCCAATAGCCCAAGCAGTAAACAAACCTAATACAGTTGATTTAGCTGAACCTCTAGGGCCAAGTAAATCAATATTTGGACCAGCAATTTTTAAAAGGCATGAACTATTTTCATTAGTTACTAATTGTCTATGCCATTCTTTATGGTGTTCAGCTGGTGGTTTATCAGCTACATACTCACAGAAAAAACCAAAATCTTCTCTTGCTTTTTTAAATAAATCTTCCTTGTCACTCTTGCGTACTTTATGTTTCTTGGCAGCAGCTTGAGCATTCCGCCTATAAGCAAGGTGACGATGAGAAGGCACTATTTAAATAACTACTATTTAAATAGTAGCTTACTTTTTATCTTCTTTCTTGTCTTTAAATTTTTTAGCTGCCTTAGATGCTTTTAATCCTTTTTCAGCTGACTTTTCAGCCTCTTTGCCTTCTTTGGATTCGTTCTTTTTTTTAAAGTGCTCCAATAGCTGCGGAGGCATTTTCTTTTTAGACATCGTCTTCTTCTTGTTCTGCAGTGGGTGGTTGTTGGTTCAAAAGATTTTGAAACGGCTGTGGTCCAGGTCCTTGTGTGTTTTCTGGCGATTCATTCATTAAACCTTGAAAAGCCTCTTCATCTGCTTGTTTAGGTGGTTGCGGAGGAAGATTAGGACTGTATTTACGATTAGTAGCAATCTTATTAAGAATACTCTCAACAGATTGTTTTGTAAAAGGTTGTACGTTTTCTTCCATAATATTAATCTTCAAATTGCATTCTAGCCCACACACTCATTGAAGCTTCTTGTAAAGGTCCTTCAATAGGATCATCTTTAAAAATAGAAGCTAATTCACGTAATGCGCGATCAGCACCAGCCATTAACAGCCCTTTACGGTCACGAGAAGAAATAAAAGAATCAACCTGGGAGATAGTTCCACGGAGTTCTTTTTGCATAGCAGCAATGCGAGCAACACCGACATCTCGTTTGATCGCATAATTTTCAATATCCATTCTTAACTTTCTAATGTCTTCTTGCATCTCTTCAATCTCATTTAATAAAACTTTGAGATGATCTGGTTTTGAAAAATTATCTTTTAACCACAAATCAACAGCAGCAATACTGCTGCTATAGCCTAAAAATTTTGCATATAAATATACTTGGATAGCAGAAAAAGTTTCTTCTGCAAAAGAACAAAAAGATTCTTTGGTTGCACTGTCTAAGTTATCAACCCAATGGTCAAAAACTTTTACGTCAATATCAGAATCGGTAAGCTTTTTGTGCCTGGTTGTAGTCTCTTGCTTCGTCTTTTTCTGAGAACTCCTGCATTTGCTCATTGGTGGTTCGCTTTTCTTGTGCTCCTTTACCTATTGTTGCACGTTCTTGCTCACCAGCATCTTCCATTTTCTTCTTACTAAATTCATAGGCTACTCCCGCTGCTTGACGATATTTGTCAAGATCAAAATAATCGTCTTCTGCGTAAGTACTATCTACATCAGCCATTGAAGTAACCTAAAAATTTAAAATTAGAAATTAGACATCATAGAAGCAAGACCTTGTGAGTAAATGTCACGACGTCCTTCTACAGATTTTTGGCGCTGCTGACGTTTTTTAGATCCTTCAAGTTTATCTAATAAATCTTGAAACGTGTCTAGATCTACCGCTGCGTCTTCTTCGTAACTACCACCAGCACTTGATGTCATGGTTAATTTAAGTAACTATTAAAATTATAATACAACCCAACGTTTATTAGAAGCTAAATGAGTTGAATAAAGAACCATACAATTGAGCTTCTTTTTGTCTTTGAGCAACATCACGTGCTGTATCCCCTTTAATACGATCTGATTCAAGACCGTACTCTCCAGCAAGTTCTGTACCTGCTAGGCCATACTCACCACGAATTGATTCAACATCTTTTAATCCTGCAGTAATAATATTTTGTAAATCAAGACTATATGCACCTTGTATAGAGGCTACGTTCTCTGCAGCAAGACGATTTTGATCCGCTAAATACTTAGTACCTTCTAAACCTCTTCCTGATGTTAAATCAGCAATTTGAACACTTGCATCAGATGCATACATTGATGCATCTTTTTGAGCATCTGCAATATAAGTATTAGCGCTAGCGTTTAAGTCATTTATAGCATATTGACTATTGTATAGACCTTGATTTAAGGCATCTTGATATTGGTAGTCAATGCCCTTCATTGTGTCATAGGCACCTAAATCAATATCTGTTCCGCTATAAAGATTCGAAGAACCTCCTGACCCTCCTGTATCAGATACGCCACCTTCAGTTGATGCCCCAAAGTTTTTAGCTTTATCTGCAGCTACATAAGCTTTATCACCAATTTTTACACCTGATGCTGTTTTATTTTTTGTATCTTGTTGATTTTGTATTTTTTCTAAATAAGACTCAGCTTTTTCTTGGCTACCTCCAGAGTCGCCAAAATCCCTGATATCTTTATTGGTGATTTTATCATCACCGCCATACTTGTTTATAAAATCTTGAAAACCGGAGCCCATTTAAATCACCTCAAGTATTAAAAATAGAACTAAATTTATCGGCCCTGTAGTTCTTAGCCCCATCTATTCTATCAAACATTTCATTAGTACGTGGAGTACCTGCGAATAATTTAACTCCACTCTCAGTACCTACTAATGGTCCATATTTCATACCTGCAAGAAGTTCTTGAGAAGACGGCAATCTATTTTTCATTCCCTCTGGGCTTTGTGCAAAATAAGAAGAAATTGCTTGTTGTGCTTGATTTGAGCTACCGGTATTTCCAGTTACCTTTGCAAAATTATAAGCATCTTTAACTTGTCTTCTTGTTGGTTCATTTCCACCAAACATTGATTGTCCAATAACACTTGCTAGTTCACGACCTTCTTTTTTCTTTACTGGGTCAGCTGCAAAGTAATCATTAAAATTATTAGTGCCTGCTAAATTAAATTGATCTTCTAAATATTGATTAACAAAAGGAAGAGACTCAGGAAGAATTCCACTAATATCCATTCCTCCTCCTCCGCCTGACGAACCACCACCACCAAATAGTTTATTTAAAGCGAAGCCACCTACCGTAGAAACAGCTGCTCCGGCAATTGCTGGCCAAATCATTTACAGTTACCTCTTTATCTATTAATTATCGCAGACCCAAGTCAACCAAACATTGTCATATAACGACCTGCCCGTGCCATTGAACCTGGGCTATCTTGTGCAGCCATTTGCATTCCCATGTCTCTCGTACGCGCATCTTGAAATTGCTTACCCGTTTGCATGTTTAATTGAAATATTGCATCTTCTTGACGACGTTTTTGAGCTAGCTCTTCACCTAATAAACTAAACGCACCTGCCTCTCTTCCAGCAAGAAGAGCTGCTTGTCCGCCAAGGAAAGCTGCTTCCCGTGCACTTTGTCCATAATTGTCAGCTGCTTTGTTAGTAAAGAAGCCACTTAAACCAGCAGACAATAACGGTCCACCAACATTGGACATAAAGTTACTGTTCAGGAAGTTACCAAAACCTCCACCAAAAGTACCCCCTGTAGACGAATTATAATTAGGTGAGCCAAATCCACTGGTTCCTCCAAACCCTGTCATTGGTGTATTCGCGCCAATACCTGAATAATATTCAACTGTCATTAGCCTATACCTCCCATGGTATTAACTGTCATGTATGTCTGGCGTCCACTAGGTTTAACAGCGCCTGCCAGATCCATACGACTATAAGCATCTTGTACACCCTTCACCATTTCAGGTGCAAAAGCATATCTAGAGAAAGCTGCTTGAGCCATTAAGCTAGGAAGTCCCTGGTACATGAAACCATAGAAGGCAGACTCTTTACCGTACTTCTGAGCACGAGCCATTTGCTTGGCTTGAACCTCATCTAAAACCTCTGCTTGCTGTCGCATAAATTCTGGATCACGTTCTTCTCGGCGACGACGATCTTGCTCTGCATTTTGCTCTCGCATAATAAGAGCAAGCTGTGCGCTTGAATTTAATTGATCAAAATCTTCAATTGGATAACCGCCAATAGTCTGTCCAGAAGATTTTTTTGGACGATCAAAAAAAGACAAATATTCTCCTGATAAAGGAATGTCTAATGTATATTCAAACCCTGGAATAGGAGTTGCAAAACTATTGAACCCAGAAGTATTTGCCATCGTTAACCTCAACCAAAGCTAATGTTAGGTGCTTGCATTACACTACCAGCATAAGGATTAGATGTAAGTGCAGTGCGTAAGTTAGCACCAGCTTCTGCTTGTGCTCCTGTTGCAAGTCTACCAGCGGTTGCTACTGTCCCAAGCATTGCATAGTTTCCTGCTTGAGTATTCATTAATGCTTGCTGGCGTACAAGCTCTGCATTCTTCATTTTTTGAATTAAAGGATTCATTTTTTGAAGTTGCTCTCGTTCCGCATTCATAACAAACTGCATTAAGTCCATTTGTTTTGAAGTTGTAATCCCTAAAGTACGATCAAGCATACTTAAGTCTTGCTGACCAATCTTTTCACGGGCAGCTAATACACTTCCTAATTCTCCTTCTTTGCCGCGAGTTGGCTCGTTCGTGATTTTACGCTTGGCATATTCAGCTGCTTGAGCACCTGCAGGAGCACCCATAAGACCACCTACGAAAGGAAGGGCAAATTGTGCAACTTTGCCAGCTCTCCCTGGAATCATCCGTGCAATACCGGCAGCAGCACCTGCACCTGTAGCTCCGCCTAAAAGAGCGCCTGCAGCACCAACTGGACGTCCTTCTTGTGCTTCACTAACTGCCGTATTAATACCTGGCAGCATTCCACCAAGCATTCCATAACGGGCTGGGTTATTAACAATGCTTTGTTGAACAGCTTGGGCTTGTCGGCCCATAGCACCTACCATGTTTTGGACGTTATAACGCGCTTGACTGGCGCGAGCGTAAAGAGGATCATAAGCGACTAATCCTGCTTCATTACCGACTTGCATTGTTTTATAGAGCTTTGACTAGTATCTAAATTCTATCTCAACTAATACCATACTCTTGCGTTGTTGGTAAATCTGATCTGCCATTAGATGCCAGCATGGTATTGATTAACTTACCAGCCAGGGCACCAGTTAATGCTCCTCCTGCTCCCATTGCTGCCAATGTTCGTGTTCTAGGTCCAATAAAGTCAGTTCGTTTACCTTTTCTATTAGCAGAAACAGCTTTAGATGCGTCTGTACTGCTTACTGTTCTTGGTTGCTTGGGTCCAATGCCTCCAGCAATTTCTTCAGGTGTTGTCTGACCTGCTGCATAACGTAGCGCACCAACTCCACCAGCTAATGCACCTACAGCTTGAAGACCAACAGGGAAACCAACAATACGCGCTTCAGGTTCTCCCTGTAAATTTTCCATTGTTCCTTTAACAACACCTACACCAAGAGGTCCTTTGTCGTTATACAAAAAGTTCATATAATTTGCATAACGTTGTTTTGTAAGATCTGGAATATCTTGTTTAGCTGTTTCATACTTAAGTGGTCGGCCTTGACGCCCTAATACAAAACGATCTAATAACTCTGGGGCAATTTGACCTGTTTGTCTGCGATCTTCTGATCCCTGATCAGCATAAGATTGTGCAAAGCCTTTTGGTCGTCCTAATTCACCTAAATTAGTTGCATCAAATGTTCCTAAAGAAGCACTAACAGGCACACCAATTGCTGCTAAAGAAATAGCTCCTCTTTGCGTTGGTGTGTAATTTAATAACCTATCGCCAATGACTTGTTCTGCTGCTTTATCAGCAAGTGCCATTGGATGGTTATAGCGCCAATACAAGTGACGTGTAGCATCTGTACCGACGTCTGTTAATAACCGCGCTCCTACAGCGCCAGCCATCTTTACAGGTGTTTCTGCTGTAATTCCTTGATTAGATAAACCTTTATAAAACTGTCTTGCATCTTTTGTAAGAAAAGGAAGCACACTATGTCCACGATCTTTAGTGCCCATTTGACTGACAGCTGCCTGCCAACCTTTTAAATAATCTGCTCTATATCCCATGATTAAAGACCCACAATAGCTGCCATGTCTCTTTCCATGGCTGCCATATTTACCATAGGTCCTGAGTCATTTAGATATTGCTGCATTAAAGTCCCTGGTCGCTGTACACCTAGTCCTTGGAACATTGTACCGGGCATATATTGGCCTGCTAATAAATTCTGGTTAACCAACATACGTTGTAAATTTTGCTGCTCAATTTGAGCTGTCTGTTCTACATCTGTTGTAGCAGCTGGGTAAACAGGATTTCCTTGAACATCCTTTTGTAAAACAGAAGCTACCACTCCAGGTGTAACAAAAGAAGCTACAACGTTTGCTGGAAGTTCTCCTCTACTTCTTAATAATTCTTTTGGTGTAATATTAACTTCTTTAGTTTTTCCAGTTTTATCTGTTATCTTTCCTTTTCTTAAACCTTTAGTCCCACGTAATGCTTTAACTCCTCCTACCGCAAGACCACCTGTGACTGTATCAGCTAGACCATAAGCTAAGATTTCAGGAATATCTAAACCTTCTCCACTCATTAGCTGCGCAGCTGCAGTAAAACCTGAACTAGCACCACCACTATATAAAGCCTCTTGTCCTACTTGCTGAAGACCACGAAGACCTCCCATCTTGGAATACATCTTAGGGCCAAGTAAACCTTTCAACTTACCAGCAATATTTACGGCAAGTCGAGGAGCTTGGTTTAAAGTAAGTCCAATTACTTTTCCTACCGCCATCTATTTATAATTATTATTTACAATTCTAAGCCTGTTTACTTTCAGCTTCTGCAATCTCTCCTTTAGATGAAGATAACAGCTGTGCAATATTCATCTTGCCTTCTGTTTCATTTTCAGCTCTTTGTTGTGCAGTAGCCATAAGGTAACCCTTTGGATCAGGATTAGCCATTCGAGGCATTGGATTTTTAATTCTGTCGCCAGGAGAAATTGTTGGACTCAATGCATAACGTTCTCTCCATAATTCTCCTTTTGCTTGAAACTCTGCTGATTGTCTAAAGTCTAATTTAGTGTTTGCACGTCCCATTTCAAAACTATATAAACTCATTTCTGGTTCTTCTTTATTTGTTCTGCCATTATCAAATCTTCCTAGTCCAGTAAATAACTCAAAAGAATTTGGGTTATCTACAAAATCTAAACGTCGATTTAATATTGGTTTTTTACTAACAATTTTGTTGCGTAATTCTCCTGTTCCAAACCTATTAATATTAAAAGGCGGTTCATTAGATTTAGCTCTAAAAGATTCTTCATAATCAATTTTACGAAGTCCTTTGCTTCCTTGCTTAAAGAAAAAATCAACATCATCAAGATAATCTTGAGGGCGGCTTAAACGGCTATCGCGTGGCATGGTTACTTTTTGCTTCGTTTTTTTACAGGTACACAGTTAGGAACTTTCTTGCCAGTTTTCTTTGAAGTTTTCATTCCTTGTTTTTTGTATCCACTCCAGCAAGGATCACTCTTTTTTTTGGCTGGCATAATTACTTTTTAGTTTTCTTTCTCTTATTTAATTTTACAAGAGTTTCTCGTAACCGTGCTTGTTTTTGTGTCTTCTCATCATAATCATCAGGATTCTTTTCCACATTAGCTTGAAGCTGTGCAGAGGTAATACCTTTCTTCTTTGCCTTAGCTGTAAAAGTACCAGGGCGTTTTATAGCAGATTGAATCCACTTCTTATCTTTTTTAGTTTTCTTTTTCTTTTCTGCCATGATCAAACTCCAAATCCCATTGAACGTAGCACCATCTGTGGATCACGTCCTTCAATATTAGCTCGCCTTACTGCTTCTGAAGCTTTTAAACTATCCATTACGCGACCAGAAGGTCTTCGATATTTCTCTGTATCTACAAAAACTAAATCACGATCAGGTGGAGTCGGTACTCCTAACTCATCAGGTGTTGAATCCATTAATGCTTGATTAATTATTTCGTTCTCAGTTACTTGTGTAGGACGTTGGCCTGCGGTGGCGCGTTCTCCTTTGCGTTCAGTCCGTTCAGGACCATATAAACCTAAGCGTCCACCAGTTTGCGTACGGTCTCCTTGGAAAATTTGACGAGCAGCTCCTGTATCGTCGTAGTTACGTAAACGACCACCTTGTTGAATGTTTCGTACTTCTTCTGTAATACGATCGCCTGATGAATATTCTGCTACATTTCGACCACCACCACCTTTTTTCTGTTCAATTGATTTACGACCACCTCGCACTTCTAATGTTTCAGGAACAATTTCATTAGTTGCAGGATTAACTTCGTAAAAAGCACGAGAACCTTCAGTCTGATCAACTAAGAACTGTTGGGCACCCAAGTCTTTTAAACCTTTAAGTTGAGCGCGAACATTATCTCTTTCAGCCATTGCATCACCAATGTCTACATTTAAACTGGTAGGTTCAGGCATATTCTGCATTTCATATTGCATCTGGCCGTACATACGGCTATAAGAATCTTTATCTCCAGGTTCTCTATCCATTGCCGACTTAATCATTAATGAATCTTCTTCTAGTTGTTTACGCCTACCAACAAGCTCTTGTTGTTCTGCACCAATAGAAGAGATGCGATTTGTTAAATTAATATCCTCTCTTTCCAAATCATCTACAAACTCTCCAAATTTTCCTGGTTTAAATAACGAACCAGTAGACAATTCATCTCCTTCTAAAGATATTACAGATTTAGGTTTAACAGTTACTGGTGAAGAAGGTTGTTCAGAAAAACGAGATAACACTGCTTCATCACCAGTGCTTGCATATAATTCTGCTGCTTCAATTAACTCAGGATTAGAAGCAAGAACACGTTCAACTCTTGTGGGACTTAATCCCTTACCTGCTAGTTTTTGCCTTTGTTCATTTAGAAAAGATTGAGCAGCAGCTGCGTCTACATCTTCATTTCTTTGTACGGCACGTTCAACAGGTGCAGCAGCCTGATCAGAAGCAGTATTTAAAGCTTCAACATTTTGTACTTGTGCTGCTGGTTCACCAAATGCTTCATACGTTTCCGTAAGGGTTGGAGTTTCTTGGGCTAATTCGGATAATATATTTTTTGCTTGCTTTTCTTCTTCCTTTTCTAGCCTACGTACAACAGCTGACTGTCTACTAGATTCTGTACCCATCATTTGACCAGCTTCCGCAGCTACCTCTGGACCAGCAAGCATTTGTCCTGATTCACCTACATTAACTTCAGATAAAAGTTGATCAACTTGATCATTTAAAAAAGTTTTAGGTTGTGGTACATCTGGAGAACGACCACGATTATATATTTCTCCTGTTTCAAGATTGGTTAACTTACGTTCTGCAGGATTTAAATCTGCATAGCCATATTTCTGTGCATGAGCTTCAGCACGTCTTGCTTCAGGTGCATAAGCTCTAGTCAACTCTTGTTCACCAGGGACATCTGGAAACTTTCTTTTTACCCGCTCAAAAACTCCTGCTTTAGTTTGAGAAGGTAACGCAGAAATAGCACCACCTGCCTCACCTGTCGGTGCAGGTCCCGGAGGCGGAGAACTTGGGGGCGGAATATCAGTAAAGCCAATTCCACTCTGTCCACCACGGGCACCGCCTGTCTTTTTAGGCATCTTCTTACCTTTACGCAGTGCTAATGCTCCTGCACCAAGTCCTGCAAGTCCTAATCCAATCCCTAAACCCAGTGCAAGGCTATTTGATTCCTGTTGTTGAGGGGGTTGAAGTTGATTTTTCCGGAAATCACGAACAAGGGGGTACATTTCCATCTGTTCTTCCGGTGATTCAGGGTATGAAGCACCTGTTGCCCGGCTATATGCAGCAAAATCAGCAGGAGAAAGAGCCATTTACTTAATATCAACTAATTATTAACTAATAAACTTATTTTAAAGCGAAAAATTTAGAAAAAGACTGTTGAGATAGACTATATCTATAAAAAGTGGCAAATAAACCAATGCGTCCACCCCTTACAAAAGAACAAAAGCTTGAACGTGGTATTGCGTTGAAAGGAATTGCTACTGCTGCTCAAGATATGAAGGACAAAGGGGCTGATGACTTAGAAGTGCAAACCTTTACCCAAGGAGCACAGCGAGAATTGGCACGTGAAATGACTGATACCGGCAAAGCAGGTGAAGCGGCTAAGGCTGCTAAAGCATATAAAGACTCAGCAACAAAATAACTCCGCAACTTTGGGGTAATTGTTTGGGGTAAACGTCAGTTTTGACGACGTTTTGGGCTACAAAATTTTATATGAAAAGTTATATTAACAAATCAAAACAATAGTTTTTAATAACAAAAGTTTGGGCTAATTATTACCAGGGGAATACCTAAACAACGACTTTTTGTGCAACTTATTTTTATCCGAAAAGCCAACTTTTGGGGCAAAATGGGTTAATAATTACCGGACACTTCTCACACACGTTGTCCGACTGCGAATGTGTATAGAAAAAAAAGAAGGGCGGGACTTCGTATATATAGGAAGTAATGAAAGGGTGGGACAGCAGGAGGACAGTGTGAATTTCACAGGCAATCTCGCGATTGTCCTGTGGAAAACTCAATTATTATTCCACAACTTGTGGAAAATGTACTTTCTATCTGTTGTTTACCAGCTTTTACCTAGTATTTCGCGCTCTCTAGCGCCGAAGTCCAGGAAAGATTGTAGTGAACAATCAACGTCAAGCTGGACGTTAAACGTAGCAACGTTCTAACTCAACTCAACATCATGTCTTTCGCTCTTGAGACTAAGCAAGCTGTTTACTTCTTCAACATTGAAGGAGACAAAGCGCTTGTATCTAAACTTGTCCGCAAAGGACAGAAAGGAACAGACCAAACAGCACGTTGCAGTGTTGCCATGGCTCGCCATTGGTACAAGCAACTGCTTAACAAGTGATCCGTTAAAGCGGGACCAGGGGTGCAATCCCCCTGGCACTTATTGCCCTCAGTGGAGATGGGCACCACACACTTCAGTTCAACTCATGCTTAACACACTACGTCTTCTTGTTCCTACTGTGCAAGCGATTGTAGAGGATGATCTCTATAACATCTCTGCCAATTGGACAACAGAAGATGGTCTAAGCAAGAAGCACACCCTCAAGGTGGGCTATAGCTACAACGATGAGGAGTTAGCACTTCTCAAAGGACAACGCCAAGAAGATGGCAGCTTTGTTTATGTCTCTCCCAAAGGACGTGTTCATCACTGTCCTGTTGACAAGGCGATGGCTTATGTCAAAGCACAGGTAGAGAAACAGACTGCTTATCAAGCTTGGCAAGGTGTTCAACAAGTACAAGTTGCTACTGTTGACTCCTAAATTTACAGGGGCTGTAAAGCCCCTTTTTTCTTTATTCTTATTTGTAATCATGGCTAAGTACTACGTTGCTGTAATTCTAGGTATAGGTTTTGGAAGTCTTGTATGCGTAGCCGGTCAGAAACATCTGAACGAGCTTGCTATAAAGACTTGTAAAGCTCAACCTGACTATCATCGTCTAGTCACGTTAACCTCGTGGGTAGGTGATGCTAAACATTGTATGCACATTCGCTATCTAAACCATGAAACAATTCAAGCAACAGAACAATGATCTTGTATCTTATGGAGCAAGTGCTGGCCTTATTGGTATGGCTGCTTTAGTCGGTCTACCAGTGGGCGGTGCTTGTGCCTATCTTCTTTACACTCTTTATCGAGATAAGAAGAAGAACAACTGACTTCTGCACTAAGCCCCTTCGGGG